CCGTTTATGACCGTGACTCTCGGGATCTGGATATCCACGTCGGTCCTACACGTCGCCTTAACGACCAGGCGCGTGTTGGGTTCGTTCAGACGTACGAACGCCCGTATGATTTCCCGAAAGTTTTTTCGAGGGTCCATGACGTTCCCGATATGGTAAAAGACATAGGGTTTTTCGGACGGCGGGGGAACGTGTGCGTGTATGACGAAAAATTCGGTGCTGGGGAACTGATTGGAGAGCACGCGTTTACAGAACGCGCTAGGAACGGCGATCCTCTCAAACTCTTTACACAGGAGACCGTAATCTTCGTGCACGGTTTCTGTCTCACACACGGTCATGCAGGCGAGGTTCTTGACGCGGGTCCTCATGTACTCCAGGTGTTCAATGTGCCAGGACACGGGGAGCATAAACACGAGACCGTGGTCTGACGGGGGGAGCTTTTCACCGATCAGGTAATACCTCTTCCCGAAGAGTTTCGCGTATTTGTTCGCGTGTTGCCCTATCCCCGTGTTGAGCGGGGGTCCGACGATGAGCATTGACTTAAAAACAAATCTTGTTTTTAATATATACACGATGACGACCCTGCGCGAAGAAATTATCCAGGAAGCCGCCAACCCACGCGTCGATAAGAAACGCCTTTTCGATCTTCTCGTCAAGATTGTTGACCACACCCCAGCCGCCGGTGGTGGCGGTGTCGGTCCCCGTGGCGAGAAGGGTGACCGAGGCGAGAAGGGTGAGAAGGGCGACCGAGGTCCGGTCGGTCCCGCCGCCGCCACCAAGTCTACCACCGCCAATACCCCCGCTAAGAAGACCACTACTAAGAAGAAGGTGGAGACTTCCGCTTAAGGAACACTCGGCTTTCGGTTCACAGTCCATAGGAACGTACCCAACAACGCGATAAGGAGCGCGACGAGCAAACCGAACGAATACTTTTTCGGTTTGTCGTCCTCTTCTTTCTTATCGGGGAGTTTAGCCACCTGCGAATTCAGTGTATCGATCTTCTTGAGTAACTTCTCGAGCGCCTGTAAAATTTGGAGCTCTCGGTCCTTCGGTTTCTCCTTCACGTTGACCGTCGTGATTTCCAAAACCATGTACCACTTCGCATCGCTTTGGAGAAGTGAGTAATCGCCGTCATCCTGAGACTCGTAGATTTTGAAGTTTAGCTTTTTAATCGATATGGGGTTAAACCAATTGGTTTGTCTGTGAAAACTTTTCCACTGCTTATCGCGTAAAACGAAACCGCTACTCCCCGAGAAGTGGCGCTCCAGAGGTACCCTAGCGAGCACCTGCCCGTGGCGTTCGTCCAGGAGCTGCGCCACTTTCGGGACCTCTGGACAGATGATGTCAACATATTTCGCGATGTCGTTACCCCCGCTCGCGTCGTTCGAGCCTACCTGGGTGATGTAGAAATCTACCATCTTGATCCCTAGTACTCGGCCCATATCTTCCACGTGTGTGTTCGACTCGAGCGCCAGGTCCAGGGCGAACTCGCTATTGGTCCCTTGCACGAAACTCGAATCGAGTATGATATACTGGGTTTTTTTCGGTATATCGTCGAGTGAGACCATTCTAATTTAGTGCGATAAAAAAACTCTACGCTAATAACAACAGATGGAACTCAAGTACAGACTACTCATCGGAATCGTCGTCCTCGTGGTGATATCCGGTATCGTGTCGTCCTTCTCAGGTGGGGGTGATGAGGAACAGAAAAAACTGGACGCCGACCGCGGAAACGATTCCGGATCCGCTGCGGCGTCGTCCTCCTCGTCGGCGACTTCTTCACAGGGGCAGGAGCAGGAAGGGACCACCGAGAATATCAAGCGCGTGACCGCGGAGGCTAAGTTTAAAACTGCAGTCGTCGACCCTACAAATGATCCCAAAATTCTGGAAGTATCTTCCAAGTTGTTAATGAGCAAATTTGACACGGACGGCGACGGTAAAATTTCGGCAGGCGAGATCCCGGACGGTGATTTGAAGACCGAAATGATGGGGTATGACCTCGACGGCGATGACATTTTAACCATGGATGAATTCCAGGAATACGTTAAAAATAGATAAGATGTCACTTGACTGTCGTTTGTAATTTAAAATTTTCGTCGAAACCGTCCAACGTGAGCTTCCCCTCACCCACGAGACGCTTAATCGTAATACCGACCTCGATGTTGTCGGCATACGCCCGAGCGTGTTTTGGGTCGACACCTAGATCCGGCATGAGCATGTTAAAAGCCATCATCTTTTTCGGGACCGACAATTCCCGGTCCTGGAGGACGCGCAGTATATCCTTGGGAATTTTAGAAACGTCCATCGCTACTTCTTAGAACGGCTTATTTCTTTAACTTTTTACTGTCGCTTCCTCTTCTTACCAGCAGCCATCTTCCTGGACATGGTCGGTGCGTCCTTCTTCATTTCGCGGCAGAGTTCCTTCTTGGACTTGAGGACCTTCTTGTAGAGCTGAGCCTCGGAGAGGAATTTGCGCGCGGCTTCCACCACGTTACCCTTCTTCTGGTGTTTGCACTTTTTCTTGCCGATCCTGAGAGATCCGGTCTTGCTGTCGATGAAAACGGTCATTTTTATTTTTAGCGGAGAAAATTTTTGGAAACCTAAGTGAAGGTCGAAACCGGGATTTTGACAAGAAAAAAATGGGCTTACCACCGTACAGGGTCGGGTCGATTACCGTCAAGGCTTTCATCGAGGACAAGTTCAAGTACGCCGCGCATCAAATCCTCCGCAATGATACCGTATACGATTATCGGGAAGCTGAAGAGGTGATCAACTCTCTGTTCGAGAACATGGATATCGGGACCGTGACGACAAGTACAAAAGGTCGGTACAAGTACGCACTGATCAACGGCGGTCAACGAGTCCGCGCGATCAAGAGGTTCATGGCCGACGAGTTCAAAATCATCGCACCGACGACGAAAGATTTGCGCAAGTACAGCGAACTGTGCCAAGAAGACCGAGAGGTTTTCGACGGGAAGAAGCTGATCCTGCACAATTACCACGGCCTGACTGACAAGCAGGAAGCCGAACTCTACATTCGTCTCAATACATCGAAGCCCCTGTCCCACGGTGAATTCGTCCGAGGCACGATAAACGTGGCGCCGATGTGCAAATTGGCCTGTGAACTCTCGGACAAGTACAGTGATGACCTGAAATCCCTCAGCCATGTTTTCGGTCCGAGAGCGGATGTACGCCAGACGTCGAACAGCTGGACCCTCATCGCCCTGTTGAACTTTCACCACGGACAGATCCTTTACGGAAGGAAGTTGCCCTATAAGAAAAACAAGGAGCTCTGCGAGTCCTTGTGCGACAAGCCCATCGACGCCAGGACACTCACCGAGCAATTTGACACGCTCATGCGAATCATAAGCATGAAGAAGACGAACCTGAAGTACCCCAGCTACGTGCTCGCGACCGTGCAGGCGATCATGTTATCCAACGAGACGTACACCGCGGAGCAGGTGAACGAATTCCTGTACGATATGCTTGTCGGCACGACCGCTTGCGGTGACCTTCGCGACAAGTGGGACATCCTAGCCAATACGCCGGGACTTGATGCGAACCTGCCCGCCTCCTGCTCCACGAGGGCGGACATCTTCAACGAATGGGAAGACTGGACGTGGGATCTGGAACCCGTCGAGAATTCTTCTGACGGCGACGATGACGATGACGATACTCCGATCGCCCGACTCACCTTCACCAATCCTGACTCTGGGCCCGAGTCCGAGTCACAGTCCGAGTCCGATGACCCCCCTCCCAAGACCGATGACATCCGTCCCAAGACCGACTTCAAGATTGGAGATTACATCTGGGTCTGCACCAACGAGGATGTCGAGGCTGAATCTGATCTCGCCAAAATCGTGGGAGTGAACGCGGACAGCACTGAATTCAAAGTTGAATGGTGGTACACAGGCCTTGATATGTACGAGAAAATTCCTGGTCTCGGTTCAATCGAGTTTGACGGAGTTCACGTAAATCCATGGGATCTCGTGCTGGACAACAACATCAACGAGACCAACATTATCGAGCTTGCGAGCATCATTGGACACGCCTCCGACGATGTGGTCATGTACACCGTCGACGAAATACGAGAAACCTGGCCCAAACTTGACATCGACGACGACACCGTACAAAGGATGGACCTCATGTGGACCAGCAAAGTACCGGGCAGAAAGCAGCAGTACAAGGTCATCGACATCATCACGAAGAAGAAGATGATGAAGTGGTCCCCGACCTACGACCAACGTGTTTTTGCGAGGGGAGTACTCGCGTCGAAATACCCGGAATGGAGCACCGAGGTTGTGGAAGACTGCATCAAGACCATGACTCGCACGTCCGAGGACCATCGGGTTTTCACTCAGCAGCTGAACACCGTCTGCTCATGGGATGTATCCGAAGGGAAGAAACGTAAGCGACAGTAAGGGGTATAAAGACTGAGGGCGTCAATATGATGAGAAACATGGAACATACCATCGGCCACACGACTATTTATGACTGGGTGATGGACCCGTACCTGGTTAACGAAATTGCCTTTTCCCTCTTTGAGATTGAGAACTCCGATCTCCTCTCAAAGAAGTGCAGTTACGAACAGGAGATGTCTGATATTCTCGGATGGAAAGACGCCCGTGGTCGACACAGGGATGCCATCGCAGGGGACGGCACAGGGATTGAACTGAAGAAATCCGCCGGCAGCTTCATCTTCGATGGGGTTCGCTACGCGGAGATGTACATGACAAAGGAAGAAGACAACGGTATTCACGTTCTCTTCAACTTCAATAAGAAAGGGGTGACCCGAGTGTTCATCGTCCCGAATTGGATGATGGTCCAACTCGTGATCCCCAGGGACGATATCGCGCAAATTGAATTATCACTGTTTAAGACACGGAAAAATATGGATCAGGGTCTCAACTCACAGGCGACGATGACGCCGAACCGGATGATCCAGGCTCTCAACGCTATGTGAGGCACCTCCTGCACCACTTCACCGAGAGTTCTGGGAAAGTATCCTCTAGAGTTTTGAAATATAAATCCAGATATTCCTTCTCCACCGTCTCTTCTCTCGTCAGCGTAACGCGCTCCGGGAACATACCCATCAATATCGCCTTAAAATGGGCAACCCTGGAATCGAAATTTTCAAAAACACGAAACGAGAGTAAGGTTTCGTCTTTTATGCGTAAGACGCGTATTTCTTCGTGTATTCGGTCTAGATGAACCATTGTATCTATCGTAGATTTTTATCGGGATACGTATTAAAAGAAGATGATACTGACAGACCAGATAATCAGATACCTGTCTAAGGATATTATGTTACCGAAACGATGTCACGCGACTAAAAAACAACGCGTTTCTGTGAAGGAGTGTTGTGACTGTAAAATTTTCTGTAAGAAACCGCCGAAGGGTTCGGTACCCGCCTACGCGTTTATCTTAAATCCTTATCCGCCGTATAATACGTCTTCCCCTTAGTGGCGAAACTGTGCACCCTAGCGTACCCCCACGCTTGTGGAGAGGCTCCCGGACGATGCCCGGTTCTCCACGCGGCGAGTCCCCTCTTGTACACGGTCTTCACAGTCTTCAGGGGGATGCCCGTAGCTTTACTAATTTCAGGGAGGGATTTGACCTGTGGACCGTATCTCTTTCTGAACCTCTGGGTGTAGGAGGAAGACTTAGTTTTTTGTCCCTTGTCCGTCTTGAATCGTCTATAATCCCTGCGAAGCATTTTCTTGTACCGGGTCTCAACCTGTCCCAGGGTCTCAAGCCCCCTGAAGTATTTGAGCGGCGCGTAGATCTTCCCCTTGGTTTTACGCAGTTGGCCAACCTTGCGAACGATCTGGGTATCGGTGAGGGGCATCCTTACTTCTTCTTGAGATATTTTACGGCA